AGGAGATATAAATGAGTGCATGCGGTAATAATAAATCATTAGATGCATTGAAGGCTAAGCAGGCTGAATTGGATTCCTTACTACAAGGTGGTAAGGATCAGCTTGCTGCGGTGCAAGGTAAACTAGATGCAATGAAGGCAGATCTTCTTTCTTTTAAACCAGAGTTACCACAGCTTGATAGTTTGCAAGATAAGCTGAACGAACTAAAGACTAAACTAGATGATCCCCTTGGTCTTGCATCTTTACAAGCTGAGATAAAAGACAAGTTTGGTAATGCTGTTGGAGATTTAGATGAGCTAATAAGTACTACATTTTTAGGTGCTGATGTATGTTCAGTAGTACCAAATGTTGAAGCTTCTCCTGATGGTACAGTAAAGGAGCAACCAGTAGAACCTAAGGTTCCGGAAGAACCACCAAAGGCAGAAGAACCTACGCCACTCTCAGATAAAGATATTGAAGACAATAATAAGAGAACAATGTTTGCTGCTTATAAACTAACTTATAAAAGTCTTTTTAGACAAGCTAAGACTGAACTAGGTGGGGTGTTTAATAGTAAGAAAGCTGGTATTGCTATTATGAAGTTTGCACATCCTGAGATGTATATTTTTGTTGCCGAAGTGAGTGGTACTACCTTTGACGCTTTAAAAAAATTCGATTATTCATTAGAAGATCTTCGAAAATATCAGGCCGAGGCAGCTAAAAAATATCCAGGTGGAGAAGCATACTTTGCAAAATTCGTCCCAGCGGTAAAAGAAAAGTTTATCGAATTAAACACTAAGTTTCCGGATGTTTATGGCGGTACGACTATTGAAGAAGCAGCTCAGGAATATACATCAAGAAGATTAGCTAAAATTGCTAATGAAGAAGCTGGAGAGGTATAAATAACAGTATGGCATATAATCTTACATCTGGAACTGCAAACGGATCTACTATTACTACTAGTAATACGTTATCGCCAGCGTCGAATTCACAGATTTCGAACACCCGTTATAGCGATTTAAATTTGCAAATGATAGTACATCCACAGAAAAAAGATATTTTACCTATAACAGGTGATGCCGCTGTTAAAAATGCTATACGAGTTTTAGTGTTATCAAACTTTTCAGAAAGACCCTTTCAGCCAACACTCGCGGCGAATTTAAGAAGTTTGTTATTTGAGCCCAATGATTCAATTACACGAATAGCAATTAAAGATGCTGTCAAGAATGTATTAAATCAACACGAACCAAGAATAGAAAATGTCAATGTCATAGTTGAAGCGACAAGTGATGAAAACGCGTATAGAATTGTTGTTGTTTTTAGTATAAAAGAAAACGATTCAGTTCAAGACATTGAAATTAATTTAAGAAGATTAAGGTAAAATACCATGGCGTCAAATTTAAATGTATCAGAATTAGATTTTGATCAAATAAAAGATAATCTAAAGAACTTCATGAAGTCACAATCTCAGTTTAAAGACTATGATTTTGACGGCTCAGGATTAAGTGTATTACTAGACATACTTGCTTATAATACACACTATAACGCAATGTTAGCGCACTTTGCTTTGAATGAAGCCTTCCTTGATTCTGCACAAATACGAGGTAATGTTGTAGCTCGTGCTGGTCTATTGGGTTATGTTCCTCGATCGGTATTGGCACCTCAAGCTACTGTTAGTTTAACTGTAGACGTAACGTCCAATACTTCAGTCAATTTACCTACGACTCTAGTATTAGAAAGAGGTACTAAATTTACAACGAGCGTTGATGGTGTATCATATACATTTTCTGCAACACAATCTCAAGCAGCGGTTCGAACAGATAGTGTTGGTGCAGGAGCATCAACCAAGAAATTTATCTTTGAATCTATACCTATTGCTGAAGGTACAGTACGTTCATTATCTTATAGAGTTGATAATGATATTGAAAACCAAAAGTTTCAGATATCAGATGCTGACGCAGATACTTCATCATTGAGAGTTCGAGTTCAAAATAATCAACAGTCAGAAACTTTTGATACATATCAGCAATTTACAACTTTACAAGATGTATTATCAGATACCCAAGTCTATCACTTACAAGAAAATTCAGGTGGTTTCTATCAAATATTCTTTGGTGATGGTATTATTGGTAAGAAGCCAGTGAATGATAACATTGTAACTCTTGACTATTTGGTTACGCAGGGTGTTGCGGCCAATGGTGCTAATGACTTTGATTTGGTAACAGCATTCCCAACATTGAACGAACCAGATATTACAGTTACAACTATTACAAATGCAAATGGTGGTACTGCTGCGGAAACAACCGAGTCAATACGATTTAATGCACCTATTACATTCCAGGCACAGGATCGAGCTGTTACTTCTCAAGACTATTCTGCTATTATTCAGAAAAACTTTGCGAATATTGAATCAATATCTACATGGGGTGGTGAAGATAATATAGTTCCAGATTTTGGTAAAGCATATATTAGTATTAAACCTCTTATTGGTGATGCATTAACACCGAATGAAAAAGACGAAATTAAATCTATTATCAAGACAAAAAATATTGTATCAGTTACTCCTGAAATAGTTGATCCTGAATTTACTAATGTTGAGCTTGATGTAATCTTTAAGTATAATCCATCACTTACAAGTCGATCAATCTCTGCGTTAGAATCGTTAGTCAAAGATGTTGTTAATGATTATAACTTTAATCAGCTAAATCGATTTGATGGTGTGTTTAGACATTCTGAATTACTAACACTTGTTGATTCGGCAGATCCTGCGATTACTAGTTCTACTATCAGGCCTTTCTTGTTTCAAACTATTACTCCTTCAGTAAGTCGTGTAAAAAATGATTTTACTTTAGCTTTCACTGGATCTTTCTTTATACAAAAGGGAAAGGCTTTTAATATTTCAAGTACGCCATTTAAATTTAATGGTGTAGATCATTTCTTTGGTGATACCGAAATACCTAACTCTAATAATAGAACTGTTGTAATATATAAAATTGTAAATAATGAAAATATTATTATAAATGGGAATATTGGATTAATTGATGCTCAAAGTGGTATTGTCACTTTAAATAATTTTGGGCCCGATGATACAACACCAATACGCGTAACGCTAACACCCAATTCATTAGATATTGCACCAAAACGAAATCAAATTATTAATATCGATTCTTCAAAGGTTAATACTACAGGATCAATCGATAATATTGCATACGCTGGCTCTTCCGGAGCAATTAACTATGCAACTACTAGTAGAATGAGATAATATATGGCTCAGCAAAGTTTAAAAAATCTAGATTCATTTTCAAGAGGATACATTGAAGACGTAAGGTCGAATGTAGATTTTGATACTACATTAAGAGGAGTCTCGACGGAGTCGATAGTAGACTCAACGACTATTACTTTGACGTCTCAGCCCGTAAGCGTTCTTGATGGAAGCATACCCGCAGCTATAATAAATCCAATAGTCGGTAAAGTAATGTCAGGCATTGGTATCACTGGTGCTCCTCGAGTAATAGCTGTATCCGATGACCGTTTAACAATTACGTTTGATCAACCACAAACTATTGGCAATAGCGATGGATTAGCTATTATATTTAGCGATACAAATTCCGGCATAGATCAATATGAACTGGTCGGATCTGCTAAGTCAAGATCTAAAGAAGATATTCGAATTGATAACCTAGTTCCAGAAGAACTATTAGATTATGCAACTGCTGGCAACGACACTGGTGGTATACGTACATTCTTAGAATCTTATTATAAGTATATGAACTTAGAAGAGTTTACTTATAAAGATGAAGAAACATTCGAAGACGTTGTTATAGACAACCAAGCAATATTCAGAATTAATGTTCCAAACAAATTTTTCCAAAGAAATTTAGTATTAGCTGCGAAATTCTTTGATGCTGATGGCGCGCCGTTATTACTCGGTGATGAAGATGGATCTCCTAACACTATTGGAGATCCTATATTATTGAATGACACTGCACTATTGACTATTGGATCAAGTTACCAAATTGTAGGCTTGGGTAATGGTGTAGACGCTAATATTGTGACAGGTATAAACAATATATCAGACCAAGAACTTAGTTCATATGTTGTTGATGACATCTTTGTTGCAACCAATGATGGTACTGGATATGATGAAAATCGAGGTTCGACACCAGTAAGTGTAAAGTTACTTGTATATCCAACCATTGTTGATGATATTTTTACTAAAAATATTAGTATTAGTAATACAAACAAATTGCCCGGCAGATTAGCTGATACAGAAGAGCCAACTGGTAGAACTGTAAACATATATGGACTATCACCAAGATTAAACAAACGAAAGATCACAATGAAAACTTTCGTTTACAATTATATTAATTCTGGTCCGTCATATCGTTTAAACACAATAGAAGATTCTCTAAATCTAAATGAAGCTCAAGAAGAATTTTTAGATTTAATGCAAAAGGAAATTGCTCCTGCATTAGATAAAACTTCGCCAGTTAATAAAAGAGCAGTATATGAAAAGATAATTGATTTTTATAAAATACGAGGTTCTTTTGAATCGATTGAAACATTCTTTAAGTTATTATATAACGAGCAAGAAGTTCAAGTTAACTACCCGTGGGATAATACGCTTAAGCCTTCTGCAGGTCTTTATGACGCAAAGTCTGCGTTTGCGCCTAACTATACAGAAAGAAATATAATTGAATCATCTAATAATGGAGACAACGATCTGTTTGGTAAATCGGTCTCAGTGAGTGGTGATTCCTTTGCAGTTGGCGCAAACAAAGAAGATTCAGCTGGAAATAATGCTGGTGCAGTATATGTATTTACAACAGTTAATAACGGTACAACTTTTACAGAAGAGCAAATAATTCTACCTGCTATAACAGATAGTGATACCAATGATCAATTTGATCAATTTGGTTTCTGTGTATCATTGGATGGTGATACATTAGCAATCGGTGCTCCAAAAGATGAAACTGTCCTAGGCTCTGGTAACACCGGTTCGGTTCAAATTTGGAATCGTAGTGTAAATGCAAGTGGCAATAATGTTTGGAACTTTACTACTAAAATTCTACCACCTTCAGCAGGCGAAAGATTCGCACAAGGTAACGAATCAGTTTCTTTAAGTGGAAATTATCTTGCAGTAGGTCATGAAAGCTTTGACGACGATATTGGTACTGTGGCAAAAGGCGCCGTTATAGTATATAAAAAGGCTGGATCAACATATACAGTACTGCAGACAATTCGACCACCGGCAACGCTAAATAGCGGAATTAACAGTGGCAAAGGATTTGGTGAAACTGTTGTACTAAATGGAGATTATCTTGTTGCTTCTTTTCAGGATTACTCAACAGCAAGTATAAGCAAAACAGGTAGAGCAGTTGTTTATAAGAAAGATGCTATAACAGGATTATATGTAGAAGATGGAATTTTATCTCCAGCAAATGACCGAAATAATCAGCAGTTTGGTTATGCATTTGATATTACAAATGTAGAAAATGGTACACCACGACTTGCTCTAACAAGCCGAGATAATCCATATCATACTGTATATATTTTCGAAAGAGGCCAACAGTCTGTTGCAGGTGCTGCTATCGGAGAAAATCAATCATGGCATCCTATTAACTCTCTTCCAAGCTACGTAATTCCTTCTATAAGAGATAAAACAAACTATGGTGTAATTGTTCGAATAAGTGGCAATAACTTGATTATCGGTGAAGAAGGTTTTGACGATGGCGCTATAACTAATAATGGTAAAATATATCATTATGAGTATGATGATGTATTACAAATTTGGTCAGCAAAGGAACAGTATAGAGGTGATAGGACTGTTGCTAATGCTAACTTTGGTCATGCCATAGATTTATCAGATGATGACAAAGGTTATTTAATTGTTGGCGCACCAGGAAAACCGTTCGGTGTTAACACTTTAAAGGGGTTTGTAAGAACCTATACTCGACCTGCGTTATCTGGAACATTTACGACAAGTGCAGGCTTTCTATCAGAGAAAAATATAAGAGTACATGACTCCGATTTCTATCAAAAATTCTCTTATGTTGTAAAGGTTGGTCGTAACTTAGCTCAATGGAAAGAACCATTTGATAAGTTAATACATCCTGCAGGATTCAAATATTTTGGTGAAGTCTTACTTGTATTACAAGCTGTTCGTAATGTATTGGGTGATACCGCTCCGAATACGACCATAGGAGTAGGCGAAGATAAAGATGTATATGAAAACTCATATAGCGCATCTCCTGCATTCCGTAAAACATTATCGTCTATGCCGGGTGTTCAGCCGGGTTATATCGGTATTGAAGACCTAGGTTTATTAATAGAAGTAATTACTTCGAGCTTTGGTATTATTGGTGTCGCGCGATCAAATAGAAACGCAAAGATTGCAATGAAAACCGTTTCGAGCAATGGCGGTTTATCACAGATTTCTATTCCCGCACGAGGGCATGGTTATCCTTCTGTTCCGGGCATTACTTTAGGTGGTGATGGTTCAGGTGCAACTGCAGCAGCAGAGATAAATAGCAGAGGTGAAGTCATTAATGTAGTTATTACTGGCGGACATAACACATTTAATATATCTGGTATAGCTGCTGATGATTCTCGTACAGCTGGAACTTATACCGCGGTTACGACAGGTGGTTCTCGATCTTCAGGCAGTGGTGTTAATGGTCAAGTAACAATCGTTGTTACTGATGGTGGCAGTGCTGCAACGAATGGTGTCATTACAAGTATCACATCAACAACCACTGGTAGTGGATATAACGTTGGTGAAACTATTACGATTCCTGATTCTGTTCTTGGAAACGGTGGTGGTGCTGCAATAACATTTAGTGTTGCAAGTGTTGGTACAGGTTATACTGTAGGTGGCACGACCACTACAATACAAACTCTTGCCCAAGAATGTGCAGATGATAGTTTAACTGGTGATAATGAAATTGTAATAAACAAAATTGGTAAACTTAATTCAACAACCTTAGGTTTAGACTTAGTTGGATTGAACAATAAAGAACACACTTCAACGCCAACAATTACAATTTCTGCACCGGATGCTAGAGCTTATGATGGTAAACCATTATCGTCGAATATACAAGCTACTGCTACTCTTACACGGAATAGTACTACTGGTCATATTACAGGATATACGATCACAAATCCTGGGAATGGTTATTTAAACGATGCGACAATACGAGTTCAAACTACAACTCAAAAGCATGTCCCAGATTATATACATAAGAAGATTATACCAGCTAATCACGATGATAACATCATAGCTGCATTACCAGAGAATAGTTACTTTGAGCGTAAAGATTACGAAGTAAAAGAAAGCTCTGCGTTTTTAGGACAAAAGAAATTCCGAGGGAATTATCAAATTAACACGTTTTCTAATATTGCAATAGAAGATATTAACACAACAACTGATGATGGAACTGCTATAAATAAATTAAACATTCAAGCACATTTATCAGACGCAATTAAAGAAACTACACTATAGGAAAAGATCATGGCCGCAATCATATCATCAAACTTTAGATCACTTAACGCTGCAGCTTTTGTTGATGAAATAAAAGGGGATAGAAGCAACGTATATATTGGATTAGGTAAATCTAGTCCATGGGGAGGAACTACTACAGCTAATACTAGCGATATCGCTGCTCCTACACCAACTGATACATTAGATGCAATTAACGAAGCCCGTCAACAACTTATTGGGCTAAAATTAGTAAACGCTAATGACATATCGAATGTTGTACCAAGATATGATTGGAGCGCTGGTGAACAATTTGTCGCATGGGATTCTACTGATCCGGCTATTTTTGATAAAGCTTTCTATTGTCTAACTGCAGACTTTAAAGTTTATAAGTGTATCGTTGCTCCAGTTTCAGTTGGTGTATCTGATGTACCGACTTTTACAAGTGCTGGCGTTGTTGCAACATCCGATGGTTACCATTGGAAATATATGTACACTCTTCTTGCTTCTGATTCAGAAAAGTTTTTAACAAATTCTTATATGCCTGTTAAAACATTCACAGAAGAAACTAAGGGTACCGTTGCGGCCACTATATCAGGTTCAACTACGTTTACAATAGATTTTGAAAATCCAAACATTCAAGTAGGTCAAATTATTACTGCAACTGGCACTGGGTCAAACGTTCCTACTAATCCCGCCACGACAGTCGTATCAGTAAGTGGTAAAACTATCGTAGCTTCGGCCTCTATAACTGCTCTTGCTGATGGTAATATTGTAACCTTTGGTGATTTTCTACCAACCGATCCAAAGTTTGCACAACAAGCGGCTCAAAAAGCTTCACGTACTGCAACAGGTGCTGGTGGTATTGAAAGATTAAAATTGGTAAGTGCTGGTACTGGTTATGCTGCTGCTGATGTTGTTATAACTATCAGAGGTGATGGCGTCAATGCCGCGGCGCCAGGAACTTTGGCCTCGACTTATATATCTGGTGGTGCATTTGTAGGTGATATTATTATCGCAGGCAGTAATGCTACAGACGGAACTGACCTTGTTGGTGAAGATTATAGTGTTGCTCAAGCCGTGATAAGCGGTGGTAGTGGTTCAGGCGCTGTATTTACTCCAATTATTGCTCCGCGTGGTCGACCTGGATTTAATACATCTACACCGGGTGGCGGACACGGTACCGATCCAGTGTTTGAACTTGGCGGATTTTATGTAGGAATTAATGTACAAATAAGCGGGACATCTGATAGCAATATTGCTAATACACAAGACTTTAGACAAATATCGTTGATTCGCAATCCACTTGTAAACGGTATAATTCCAACTGACCCAGCAGCTGCGATTAATACATTAAAATCGATTACATTTGCTACCGCTTATGATACTGCAGCGTTATCCTTAGCTTCGGCTGCACAAACAAGCGATCATGTGCTTGAAAATACTACTAGTGGATTTAAAGGATATATAGTTAATGTTGATACAACTAATAGAAAAATTTACTATTTCCAAAATGATTTAACTGGTTATGAACCAGTTACAGACGCGAATATGGTAATTAAAACTGGTGGTCAAGTGGTCACAGCCTATGCATTGACCGCGACAAACATTACAGCACTCAATGCTGCTCCTGATAACTTTAATAGCGGATCTGGTGAAATGCTATTCTTAGAAAATAGAGATCCAATTCAAAGAAGCACATCGCAGATCGAAGACGTTAAACTAATTATAGAATTTTAATAAGAGAAATATAAAATATGGCCATTACAACTTTAAATACGAATCCTAATAGTGCATATACCTTAGATGATTTCGATGAAACTAAAAACTATCATCGAGTATTGTTTAAGCCAGGTGTTGCAGTTCAGGCTCGTGAACTTACACAAATGCAAACTGCCATACAACGTCAAATTGATTATCATGGTCAATATAGCTTCACTGACGGAGCTCGAGTTGTTGGTGGTAAACTTTCTCTTAATACTGAATACGATTTTATTAAAGTAGAAGATGCTTTTACAACTGGTAGTACTGGGTTTATAACGTCTTCGTATATGGCAGATTATAAGGGTAGTGTTATTCAAGGCACCACCAGTACAGTCAAGGCAAAAGTACTTCAGGTTATTAATGCTGCTGGTACTGATGTAAACGATGCTACAAAAACCGGTATTTTAGCAAATGAATCTGGTGATGCTATTACGCTATTCGTTCAATACATAGAAGGCGATGCTAATCCGAGTGATGGTTCAGGTGGTACGTATAAAAAGTTTGTTGCCGGTGAAGTAATTAAACTTTTAGCTACAAATGGTAGCGAAATTACTGCAAAGAAAACACGTGTTGGTGGATTCGGTAATGGCGATACACTTAATGGTGGTAGTGCTTCAACAGCAACTGCTGCAGAATTTATTGGTACAGCCGGTGCCTTTGTTGATGATGCTACAAATGATTCAAATATAACCGCAGCTGAAGCTGTAGGTTCAGCCTCTGCTGTAAATATTGAAGAAGGCGCATATTTTATTAAAGGTACCTTTGTTCATGTAAAAGATCAAACACTTATACTAGACAAATACTCAAACTCACCGACATATATTATCGGTTTACAGGTAACTGAAAGTGTCGTTGGTTCGACAACTGATGCAACCTTGAACGATAACGCAGCGGGTACAACAAACCTATCTGCTCCTGGTGCTGATCGATATAAAATTAACACCAAGCTAATTAAAACAGCAAATGATGCTACACCAAATTCAGAATTCGCTAGTTACGTATTGTTAATGACAGTTGAAAATGGTATTGTTTCTTCAGATAAGTCTAGTGGTGATGCTAAAAATACAACTGAACTTACTGCAAGATTAGCTCGTAGAACATTCGAAGAATCTGGTAACTATACTACTTCAGCATTTGAGTATGAAGCAAGAGAATATTTAAACAACGAAGGTGGTAACAACGGTTTTAAAACAGCCGCGACTATTATATCAGATGAAAGCACGGTTGGTAATACAGCCGAAGCAAGAACATTTGGTAATAATCGACTTGCATTTGGTATTCAGCCAAACACAATGTATATTGATGGTTTTAGAGTAGAAAATACCAAAACTAGATATGTTACAGTCGAAAAACCACGGACTGAGACTTTGACAGTTACTGATACTGAACGAGAAATCAACTATGGTAATTACTTCCTAGTTAGAGCTGCCACCATGGAGGGTATGCCTGACATTAATAATTTTACTATCGCAACATTACAGACCAACGCAGATCCCACTCACGCAGACTACAGCAAAGCAATTGCACATTTTGCTACTGTTACTGGTGGTGGTCCAACAGCTAGTAGAAATTTCGGAACAAAAACGCGTTATCATCACGACGGAACGGGGGCTTCAAATAACTTTAAGAAAACAGCAGCTGATGGTACAGTAACAGATGACGACTTAGATTTTACCCTTGAAAACCAAACTAATGCAAAGAGCGGTCTTATATTCGATCTAACTATTCGTTATGATGGATCAGTTATAATCGATATAGTTGATGGTGGTACTGGATATACGGCTGACTGGACTGTGACAATTCCAACAAGCGAGCTTGGCGGATCTGCTGTTGTCAAATTAGCTGGTACTACACTCGGTTTAGGTACTTGTCGCTTTAGATCTTTAGAGAAGCATCCTGCAAGTACTGATAATTCAGCATTAAGACTACATGTATTTGACCTTGAGATTACTTCAGGTACATTGCAAGATGTTAAGCACTTTGTTCAACCTCATGAAGGTGGTTCAGGTGCAGATTTTACTATTTTTGAAGTAGGCACCGCAACTGGTACTGAAGTAGGAGTTACTGGATCACAGACTGGTAAGCTATATTCTAATTCTAGAACCAGTCCTTCGACTATTCAAATATTCCCTATGCCTTTCACTTCAGTCAAAAGCCTAGGCGCAGAATCTGGTGGTGGAGCAAAAGTTCCTCGAGCTATATTTAAAAAGAAATTCAGATTTGATAAAGATAACAATAGTGATACTTCTAAAAGTTTCTCATTAGGAGCAGGTGAATCATTAGTAGGTACGACCGGTCTTTTAACACAGAACGTTCAAGCTGGAGCAGTACTTACAACTAATGTATCAGCGTCAGGTAGTACTGTCACAGTCAGTGGTCTAAATGCATCTGAAAGCGACGAAGATTGTAATATCATAATTACAATCGAAAAGGCCCAGTCTGATCCTGGTGGTAACCTATCGCTAAGAACAAAAACAGCGGCATTTTCACAAACTGGTACAGCACCGTTTAACGGATACAAATTTGATGGTTACTCTCCAATTCACTTAAATAAAGCTGATGTTGCTAGAGTATACTATGTTTATGATTCCACACAAGATAAAACTGGTACAGTTGCTAGTTCTGGTGGAGCCTTAGGTTCAACTACGCTTACTTTAACTGGAGAAGTAACTGGAATTACTCCAGGCATGCAGATAGTAAAAACCGCATCTGATACAGGTAACTTAGAGCCAGTTAGTTATGGTCAGGTCACCGCAGTTACTGCAGCTGGTGTTACACCAACTGTTGTTACAATGTCTAGACCATTACCTTCAGCTGCCAACGGTTTTGGAATTACACTTTTCAATAATCTCTTAGATCAGTTTAATTTTGATGATGGTCAAAGAGATTCATACTATGCCGAATCGACACTATCTCCGAGTAGTGCTATGGCTGCAGTTACTAATCTAAAAATTAAGTTTAAATATTACGCACACGGCGCTGGTGATTACTTTACTATTGATTCATTAAGCGGTGATGAAAAGGTGTCTTATAGCCGTCAATACAAGCATATACAATTAAGAGATTCTATAGATTTTAGACCTGTTAAAGCTGTCACAAATGGTACAAATGCTCCAGTATTAGGTAAAGAGTTTTCGACAGGTACTGGTGGTATTACTGGTAAGTCACCCGCTGAAGGCCAACGCTTAGTTTCCGATATAGTATTTTATTTACCGAAAATTGTTAAAATCGTAGTCACTAAAGAAGGTGACTTTCAGGTCGTAGAAGGCCTGGCCGCAATGAATCCGGCTGTTCCGGAAGATAAAATAAATGCTATGACTCTTTTCACTGTTAAGATGAAAGGCTATATGTATAGACCATTGCCTGAAAAAGATTTTAACGTTACAACTCACAGCTATAAACGGTATCAAATGAAAGATATCGCGACATTAGATGATCGCGTTAGAAAATTGGAGTACTACACTTCTTTAAACTTTTTGGAATCTGCTGCATCAAATCATCACATGGTGGATTCTGCTGGCAATCCAATGTTTAAAAACGGTATTTTCGTAGATTCGTTTAAAGGCCATAATATGGCTAATGTCAATCACCCAGACTATTTGAACTCGGTTGATCGCGCTGCTGGTGTATTGAGACCTCATTCGAATACTAAGAATGTTCTTTTACGTCGATATGCGAACGACTTAGGCGCATCCGGCGTTGGTACTGAACCTAAGCAATCTAAGATTGCAGAAAAGAACTCTATATTTACATTACCATATACAAATTCAGCATTCATTAAACAACCGTATGCAGCTGATAGTATTAAAGTTAATCCGTATAATATATTCACCTGGGGCGGTACAATGACGCTTTCGCCTGATAGCGATGAGTGGGTTGATACTTACCATCGCCCTGATATAATTGTTGATCAGGTTGGTGTATATAACTCTTTACTAGCCGTATTGGAAGAAGAAAATACAATCGGTACAGTTTGGAACCATTGGGAAACTACACATACCGGAGTCGAGCGTATTTCTACCGTCACATCAACACAGCTAGCGACTGCGAATTTTGACAGAGATGGTTCTGCTCGTGCTATGTCAACATCAACTGGTACCCTCAAAGATGATTGGCGTTCAGGAACACAGACATATGATAATATGCATATTGATGTAAATGCATTAGTCAATGATCCAAATGGAGAATGGCACGAGGTTAGTGCCGGCTACCGCGGTGGCATGAGAATGAATATTGACCAGACTGTTACGAGTGAAGTTACTTTCCACAATCAAACAAGAGATGGTTTTAGAAATGATATTGTAATTGATACACGACATGAATCAAAGGGTTCTAAGGTTGTTGAGACACAAATCCTTCCATTTATACGACCACGAATAATACATTTTAAAGCCGAGCAACTAAAGCCTAACACTAAATTCTATCCTTTCTTCGATGGAATTGATGTAAGTGCATATTGTAAATCTTCCACCGCTGACAGAAGTACGACTGGATATCGCGATTGGCTTTATCGTAGTGATGTTCGAAGTATTTATCAATATAATAGATCTTCTCTTATCGGAGCTAGTCCGTTGGTAACAGATTCATCTGGAAAGGTATTTGGTACATTCTTAATACCTAACAGTGTAAGAGGATTAAGATTTAAAGCCGGTACAAGACAGTTTAGACTTTCTGATGATATATCAAATAATCCTGATAACGAATTATCATATGCAGAAGAAAACTATTATGCTGCTGGTAAAGTCAATCATATGCAAGAAACAATACACACTACTCGAGTCCCAAGGATTGAAACTACTCAGCTTCACTATAGCGTGTCCCGTGTAATTCGCGAAGAGGCTGTAGTTAAAACAACTCAAACAGTTAAGTATATTGATCCATTGGCACAAACATTTATATGTGATCAACCTGGTGGCATGTTTACCACTAAGCTCGATTTGTTTGTCGCTGATGCTGATAAAACTGGCCAAACTGCAGAAAAAGGTAGTATTCCATTACGCGTAGGTTTACGATTGGTTGAGAACGGTATACCAACTCAAAAGATTATTCCGGGCTCTGATGTAACAGTTTATTATAGTTCAAAAACAGCAGGTGGTCACCAGGCCTCTGGGTTAGTGGTTGGTGATACATATACAATTAAAAGCATAGGTGATGCAAACTGGTCTAATGCTGGTTGGGTTGCTAGTCAAGTTGGGCCAAATGGCGATAAACATACTTCGTCTCCACAAGTTGGTGATTCATTTGTTTGTATACATGCTACAGCCGGTGGTGGTGGTAGTACAAGTCTAGCTCGTGCTGAAAATACATGTTATGAAAGTGACATTACAGATGATGCTAATGTAGCATGTCCTATAACCTTTGAACATCCAGTCTATCTAACTGAAGGAACTGAATATGCTATTGTATTAATTGCATCTTCTGAACAATGGAAAGTATTCTTCTCTGAAACAGGTCGATTAGATATTACTGGATCACCTTCAACACCTGCTGCTATTAGTAAGCAACCATATAATGGTGTATTCTTTACATCGCAGAATGCTTCTACATGGACACCTCATCAGTTAAGAGATTTAAAGTTCAACTTATATCGAGCTAGTTTTGATGTTAATGCTAGTACAACAGCTAACAACTATAAAGCTAATTTTGTGAATGATACCGTTGAATCGGATCGCTTAATTACTAATCCATTTACATATATTGCTAAGCCCGATGGTGCTACTACAGTAATTAGAGTACATCATAAAAACCATGGCTTGTATACTGGTAATCAGGTAGGAGCTGCAAGTTCAACTAAAAATAGTACAGTCGTATTCGAAGGCTGTGTTACTGAAAACGCTATTACTGCAACTAACTTAAATCGCGCAAACGGCTACTTGGTACATGATATTGAGCACGATTCATACTGTATTACTGTTCCTGGACAAGCAACTACCTTGGATATTAGAGGTGGTGGTGATACAATATTTGCAAGCGGTAATACACAATTTAACAATTTATATGTTTATAGCGAAAACTTCCAGCCAAATGGAACAAATCTATCATCTACTATTCTAACAACGGCAGGTAGATCAATGGACGGCGATAGAGTAAGTCGCAATGGACAAGCTATGGATTACAACGATGTTCCTAGTTCTATTATTACATTAAATACTAATACCCCACTTGAGTTTCCATGTCTAGTTGCATCTGAAAAGAACGAAGCACTTCGTGCGTCGCTGATTAGTTCAACCTTTGATAAAAAATCACTTGGTCTTACAATTTCGTTTACTAATAAATCTGAGTTTCTTTCTCCTGTTATCGATGCTCGAAGATTCTCATTGTTTGCAACACAAAATAGAATAAGTGATCCAGGAACATATAATGAATTTGGTCCTGATGGAGTAACGGCAAATACACACTATGCTACAACTTCAGATATTACTGCGGCTGTAGGTACAAGAACTGCATCGTCATCAAGTACTCAAGCTAGCTATTATAACAATACTGCAAATAGAGGCAGATTTTATGTGCCCGGTACTACAGCCTTTGGTACAGATGATATAAATAATTACATAACTAAACAAGTTGTTTTAGAAAATAACGCAACAGAATTAAGAGTACTTGCAAATGTATTAAGACCTTTTGATTCAAATGTACATTTGTATTTTAAAACATCTCCTAATCCAGATGCTGCTTTTGATTTACTACCATGGACTTATGCTAGTCCTACGAATGAAATTTCAGTAGAAGTAGGATTTGACAATGTTGAATGGGTTATCAAACCATCAAAATCATTTACAGTGTTTGCAATGAAGATAGTATTATCAGGAAAAGATTCATCGAATGTACCATTTGTAAGAAACTTTAGAGCAATTGCAGCAACGTAATATGGAAAAACAATATCAAAAAGTACAAGATAATGATTCATTAGTTCGCAATAGTGGCTCTAATGCCATTATAAATATAAATGAATCTGCTTACCAAGCTAGATTAAGACAAATTGAAGAATCTAAAAATCAAGCTCAACAAGCTGAAAAGATCGATAAGCTCGAATCGGATGTTGAAGAAATTAAAAACTTATTAAAACTACTAGTGAGTAAATAATGGCGTATAATAACGAAACAAAAGTATCAAAAAATTCAACATTCGAAGAATGGCGACAAGGAACGAACCAGATATCGTATGATGTAGGTTCAATCGAAAGTAATTCTAATAAGACAGCAGATTCTTTAGATAAAGAGAATCGACTTACAGATCAAAGCAAAAGTGTTGCCGTATCTAATACTCCAGCTACTCCTGTTGGTGTTGTCCTCGATGCTACAGCGCCTTGGGTTGGTTTTCAAGAGCTGCACAATATTGTTAATACTAATCAAAAGGGTAGTACACTTCATGAGACTACATTTATCTCGAATGGCAATCTCTCGACTCAAAAGTTTAGTGTTGCTGCTGATGGCGCTATTACACTAGCACCTAACATCCAACTATATGCCGGGTCAGATGGAGCTGAGACTGATAGCAACGGAAATACCTACAACAACACACGAAATGTTGATTTAGATGATGGTGGTATACATTTAAGTGCATATTCATATCAAGAAGATACTTCTTGGGTAGGCAAAACAATAACATTTTCTGGATCTGTTAATGCTAATTTTGACTTAGATTCTAGATATGCCGTTAAAGCATTCATTAAGGTTCTTGATGTTGACAATAATTATAGCGTAGCTGGTATAACTGAAGTAAATCTTAGAACTCTAACAAATAATGCGTTTTCTTTCTCAAGATTTATTAGCAGTCCGCAGGGCAGCAATTATCTACCTCAAATCGGATTTGAAGTTGCTGGTGTTAATGCGAAAGAAGGTACGGCCGTAGCTAATACATCAGTAGTTTTAACTAATCTTACTGTATCTGTCTCAGCCGGTACAGGCGAAGTTATCACAACTTCTGAAGAATTTATTCGTGATCAATCGAACGGTGCTAATAATAGCGGTATGCGAATTGATATAGCTCCGGATAAGAAAATCGATATGACTGCGGGCTATTTGATTTTAACAGGTTCTAGCGGTGCACCTACAGATTTCGTTGCTGGTAATGATATAATTCAACATATAGGCAATAGTGCTTCTAATGCGCAAACATTTAGAGCTAGTATTGTAAGTGTCATAAAACCTAGTACTAATATCACAAAGATTCTTATATCAAACGTGACTGGCACTTTTGATCCAGCCCTAATATTAGGTTCGGGTACACAGTTTGCCGTATCGGCCCAACAGATTCCGGCTGCTAACTTAGTTAGACAGGTTACTGGCATATTAGACTATGGCTATGTTCGTGTATATAAAACAAACAGTGGCACTACAACTAAATTAGAACAAGGCATTGGTATAACCAATGGGTTCCATCTACCTCGAGTATCAATGGCACTACCAATGAGTAGTGGTAATGCATTACCGGCTGCCTTCCTTTTAGAAGGTGAGCGAATTTATCAAACCGCAAACGGCCAAGTAGAAAATGCTGTAAGTAATCCTCCATCATTTGAAGCTAAAATTCTTACATCAACCGTATCTAATAAATACAGCCTCGGCCTCTACGGTGGTTTCCTATTGTATGATGTCATTGGTACGTTTTTACCTGCTCGACAGTTAAGATGTACTTCAACTACTTCTTCAATTGTTGCTGCTAGTAGATTTGATCAGAGTGCTGCGCATAGTGATTACAATATTGATAATACTTTCTCATCTATTATTCGATTAAATACCCCTGCTGTTGCTGGTGATTCATTCGAAATGGAGTTCTCTAGCACTGTTGATGCAATTGTAGAGCTGCAAGATGATATCGGTACAGTAGAAGACCTTGCTACAAATGGTGCTTTAGCTGGATTCGGTGCTTCTGCTGTAAGAAAAACTCTTACGACAACCGATTTGGTTACTACTTTAAATACGTTGCAAGATATGGTTGGTAACGCTGTGATACCAACTATCGCTAATAATACGCATTTAGTACCAAACAACGTATCAACTATCAGTGATGCAACTAAAAATATAGTTACATTTATTGGTGATACTGATTTATCTAATGCTAATTTAGGTGCAACGGCGAATACATCTTCTACTTTAACTGATGCAATTACAACAATTAAGACCTTTGTTGGTAGTACAGATATTTCTGATATTGCTTCTGGTGAAAATATAACAACTGCTATTGCACAACTTCATGATGAAGTCGGTGATGTTACCCTTTTAAATGCATCTGCTACAACTACTGCGGGTGGATTTTCTACACAGGTTGTTACAAGTTCTCTTATATCATTAAGATCATTAGTCTGCCCTTTCTCCGTTAACGGCGCTTTCTATGAGTTGGATAATGGTGGTACTAACTATGCTACCGGCCTCGGTAATAATAATTTAGTGAAATCTATTGTAGAACTACGAGTCTTACTTGGCGATAAAACAGGTCTTAATCAAAGTACACTTGGTGATGTTGCCGATACTCCTTCTACTATTGTTGCTGCAATTAATAACATTAAAGCATATATTGGTACAACTGTAGGTATTGCAAATATTAAAGCTGGTACAAGTGATGATACAATTACAGGTGCTATTAAACAATTACACGACGAAATTGGCGATCAGGCATTAACCGCCGGAACAAATTATAACACTAGCGTAGGAACATTAAGTGCTGCTATTCACGGCATTCAAGGAATGCTTGGTGATGTATCTATCAATAATATTGGTGCTGCAAATAATGTATCTGCTGCTATTTCAGGATTACATGGTGAGCTAGGAGACACTGAGGCTCTAGACGGTAATCCTAATACATTTGTTGCAGGTACTACTGAAAGCACCGGCGGATTTGCATCTAGCCCTGGTTTGACAAATAAAACAACTGTCCTTTCAGCTTTACAAGAACTAAGACGAGCTCTAGTCGGTGATGGTGAACATTTAGATCAAATGTCACCAGTTCGTAGTAGTACGACTAGAGATGCGAAGCTGTCATTTGCTAAAAATGACTTAAATAATCTAGCAGGATACAATAAAACAAACGTTATTGATGCTATTTTAGAAATTCAAAATAGGATTGGTGATGTTACTTCTCTTGACGATGCAGATAGCTTAGGCCGATTCAATACAGCAAATATCGTTGCTTC